ATCGGGATAACCATGCCCAAGGCTCCAGCAAGTTCGTCGATCGTGGTTCTCCCGCGCCTCACTCCGGTGAACAGGATGTCCGCTGCCTCGTGCGCTTCCATGGACCCGCGTCCGTAGGCGATCACCGCTGTCTCAAGCAGGTCCGTGGCCGTTTTCAGGTCAGAGACGCCCGCTACCGCTAGGACCGCAGCGCCCTCAAGAAACTCGATTGCCTTTCCCGCGTCCACACCGGCAGAGAGGATCGCGTACAGCGCGTGCACACCATCATCTCGTGCGATTCCGAACTCGCGGCTTACCTCCCTCACCCCATGCGCAAGCTCTTGGCGCATTTCCTCGCCCACTTCAGGGATGAGGGTGTAAACCTCGGCCATTCCTTTCTCGAACTCGCGCCAAGCCTTAACGCCAGCGGCCGCTGTTGCTACAATTGCCGCGCCAGCCGCCACCATGCCGCGCTTGATGTACCTGTCCACGTTGTTGCCAAGCGTGCGCATCTGAGTCCCGAAACGCTGGGCAAAGGTCTGCCCATGAGACTCAGCCTGGCTCAACTGCTGTTGCAGGTCGCGCTGGTTGATCGCTACGCGCCCGGCAATCGTGAACAGTTCTAGCATCAGTCTACCTTCCTCTTCTTATCCATCTCAGCGATTCGTCGCGCCTTCTCAAAGCACTCCTCCACGCTGAGCTCCTCCTCGTACACCCGGTCCGTGGGCTTCAGCCCGAGCATCCGGCACCACTCCGCAAAAGACATGGCCCGCTTGTCCCGCGTCTGCACGATGTAGTTCTGCCATCCTTGGAACGCTGCCAGCTCTAGCCGCTCTCGGCTCTCCTCTGCCTGCTTTTCGGCCACTACTTCCGCGATCTCCACTAGCCTCGCGTAGCCGATCTTCAGGACTTCTTCGTCCGTCCACCCGTACCTCGCTTGGATTTCGTCGACCCACTCCGCGATAGTTTGTCCAGCGCCCCGCTTGTCAGGACGTGCTTCAACTTGTCGAAAAAAGCCCGCAGATCCTCGTGCTCTGCCAGCTTGAATATAATGTCCATCTCGCTGCCCATCGGGAACAGGTCCTTGTCCTTCAGCCTCTCGGGGTCCTCTCCAATGAGGTCCGCGAGTAGCTGGAACGTCTCCTCTTCAGCGAACGGCAAGCAGGAGATCAGGATCCACGCCACTTTCTCAACCGTCAGTTGGTCCAGCGGCCCAGCTTCCGGCCCGATGGTCGCTATGCCGGCCGCGAGCACCCGAGCGAGCCTCATGGTGTGGATGATTCCGAGGCCCCCCATTTCATAGGTGGTCTGCGTGCCGTCCCGGTGCGTGATCGTGACCGTCGGCCGCTCGTTAAGGATCGCTGATTGCTCCTGCTTCCCCTCACCTTCGTTCGTGCCTGCTGCCTTCTTCTTTGCCAACTCGTCCCCCTTAGTCCGTATCCCCAGGCTCGCCCAGGGTCCAGTACACGCGGATCGTGGCTTCTCCCGCATCACGGTCAGTGGTGAGGTCCATGAGAAGCGTCCGCTCCGCAGCTCCGATATGGCCCAGGTTCTCGAACACGTTACCGTCAGCGATTCCTGCTGACTCGATGTCCAAGTCGTTTGCGTAGCCGGCCCTCGTTGGGTCCCAGCCAATGTCGACCTGCGCGGTTGCTCCGTTGCCACCAGTGAACGCGGTCGTTGTCACCACGTCAATGCTCAGGACGTAGGCGTTAGCTGGCAGGACTCCGATCTCGATGTCCGCTCCCGTGTCCTCATAGTCGAATGCAAACTGCGTCACCATGAGCGCACCCGCGTTGGTCGCACCTGTGTGGCTCACGTTGCCCCCGACCTCAAGGTCCCCAGCGGCCGTCACGTCTCCGGTCTCGCCATCAACCTCGAACGTCGCTACCCCTCCGTCATCCACGACCTCAAGGAATCCGTGCGTGTCTCGCAGATCGGAGCCGATGCTCACGTTGGCCGCAAACATGGCGTTGCCCGTCTCTCCGTAAATCTCAACGAACGCCAGTCCCGCGTCGTTGTTGAGTTGCAGGTAGCCATGCGTGTCGGCAGTGTTGTCTCCAAGCACGAGAGTGGCAGCGATCATGGCGTTTCCGGATGCCCCGCTGAAGCTCATCTGCTCAACGCCGGCATCATTCACGATGGAAAGCACGCCATCACTGGACACGGTGTCATCACCGATCGTTACAGTCCCGGCAAACATCGCGCTACCGTCTTCCCCCGAGATGGTGGCGTACGTGTCGCCCGCAGCTTCGTCCACTACTATCAGCGATCCATCGCCTTGATCCTGTTCGCCAAGGGTGAGCGGCTCTCTCAGGGTCCAAGGCTCAGGGAACTCGGTTCCGGCGTGAACAGTGATCGTGCCTAGCACCTCAAGGTCCCCTGCCAAAGTTAGGTCACCCGTGGTTCTCGTCAGCGTTATTTTCGGATCGCCAACCGGCCCGATCAGTACGTCACCGTGGAACCGTGCCCCGAGAAGAGTGTCCACTCTCCCGCTACGCGTGAGCCCACCGATCACGGTCCCGTCCGGAGCTGTCCAGGCAATCTCGTAAGACGCCCGAATCAGCTCATCATCCGCGAGGCCCACCACCGCCCCGAGGCCAAGTACCGCCGCAAGCATCGCTACGGCCAGTTTCCTCATGGTTCCTCCTGTTCCCATTAGCCTACCGGCCAGCGGATCTCGAACGGCACCAAGTCCAACTGGTTCACGTCGTAGTGCCCTTGGAACACGACCTCACTCACAACCTCGTCGCGAGGCGTGAAGTTGAGGGAGAGCTCGCCCGAACCGAGCACGTTGTAGAGGATGATCACGACAGGCGTTCCCCTACCTGTGACGGTCCCAACCAGCGCCACGTTCTCAACGTAGTGGTCAAGCGTGACCTCGCCTTGCGTGAGCTTGTGGTACGCCTCACCTGCGTTGAACTCTTCGTCTCCGACAATGCTCGCGCCGTCGTCGTCATCCGAGTCCACTTTGAGGCCAGGCTGACCTGCGGACATCTCGAACGTGATCACGAGCTCCGTCGCAACCGCGTTGCGCAACTCAACGCTGGCAACAACGCCCGGCCCGTACAGGGCGTCGAGCGCCTGCTTGATCTCCGCAGCCGTCGACTCACCGTTGAGCTCCCACGTTGACGTGCCCAGTTTGCTGTCCTTGAGCTTGAACGTGTCAGCGTCGCTTCCCGTCAAGTCGATGTCGTACGTGGCGGCCTGAGCGTCCTCATCCACCAGCTCAGAGTACATCCCCGGCAGTGCACGCTTCAGGTTCTCGTGGCCGAACTCCACAAGGTTCGTGCGCAGGACGGGCGCGATGCGCTCAACCCTCCGCAGCCCCTTCACCGGCCCCGGTGCCCCGTCAACCTCGATCTCACGGACAGTGATGCCCGGCTCGAATACGTTGCCTCCACGGGTCGCACCCAGCTTTGTTTCCTGGGGCGTACCGTAGTTCAACCATACTGCACCGGACTCCACCAACAGTCGTTCAGGGGTTTCCGGCGTCAGCCCCATGGTCCTAACGTCCATGCAGTTCACCTCCCCAGTATGCGCGACACTTCCTTCAGTCGCGTGTACCGGAGGTCCCACACTGAAGTCCAGTGCTGGATCTCCTCTTCTTCCTCCGGCTGCGGTCCGTCATCCATCCACCAGAGCGCAAGCCGTCCCTCATCCGTATGGAACACCCGTTCGTCCAGGAGCGTCATCAGCCTGCCCCTCACCTGAGACAACAGCTCAAATCTCATGCTGTGATCCCACGCGTCCAGGTACAGCGTGCCACTTCCCACCTCCGGCCCGCCCTCCGACCTCATCCGAACGCGGTACACGAGATACGGAAACCTGTGCTGCCTGGGGGCCATGACATGATGAACTCTTGGCGCAAGCGGCTTTCCTTGTCCCTCTCCCGGCGGAACGCCCATGATCTCAGCAAGGGTCTCATCCTCCACCAGCACGTCCCATATAGCTTGGCGAATCGCTGCCTGCAGGTCAGGATGCTTATCGCTGCTCACAGGAACGCTCCTTCAAGGATGGCCCTGACCTCACGCCGGTTCTCGGCAAACAGCCTGCTCATCCACGGCCTCGGAAGTACGTTCATGGTTCCGACTTCCAAGTCTCTGCCGTAGAAAAGCGGCGTCCCCATGTACCCGGCAACCCACTCTGCGTCCCTTGTCATCGCGGTATCCAAGCTGTCCCTCAAATCCCCGAGGCGCTCGGCCGGAGGTTCTCCCGGTGCTGAAGCCTGGTAGTAGCGGTTCGTGCCAGGGATTTTGTAGAACCGACCTGTCCTTGGTCCGGTCAGCATCCTTCGGCCGACCTGCTGAAGGTAGGTCACGGCTTGCGCCACGGCCTCCTCCGCATCCGCAGACATATCCCGCTCTACCTCAATGCGGTAGGACTGAAAGTCCGCGCCGCCCGGCTTCATGGGATACCCTCCCTCTTCCACCTGCACAGCACCTTGGTCCAGTGTCCGTGGGGCATGTGCAGTAGCTTATCCGGAGGACTCACGGGTACAAGACGCTTTCCCTCGCCCGCGTAGTCGATCTCGAACTCCGTGGGCTCATCCGCCCCGAACTGGAACTCAGCGTCCCCGTCGAACAGGAGCATGATGTCCACTTCCCCGTACACTTGTGCAAAACGCACCCGTGCACGTGAGCTGAGGGGTGCCATTCGCGCCCAGCGTTCCTCTCTCAGGGTGCGTGAGAACTGCCGCCCGTCAGAGCCATGCTCAAAGCCGACGTCGTACACCCGAACCTTCACGGCTCCTGTGCTCGACCTCATAGCACCCCTCCGGGCGGCGGTTCACCGCTATCCTTTCCTGCCCTGATCAGCGCCTTGTTGAGTTCCTTCGCGTACTCCTGCTCCCAGTCAAGAGCCACGTACGTCGCGCTGGTCTCCCCAAAGCCTTCGCTGGCCGCAGTCCTCTCTATGCGTGATGCGTTGGACGCCGCTTTATACAGGACAAGCCTGCGCCGGTCGGCCGCACTCAGGTTCACCCCGAAGCGCCGCTCGGCGAAGGCCACGTCCTGCTGGGCGTCTCTCAGCATCTCGTGCAGTGTCTCGTTGGACAAGACGCGCACACCCGCAAGATTCCTCAGCTCACTGAGAAGGCTCACGACTCACCTCCCGGTGTTCGCGTGCGTTACACCCGCGTGTTGAGCCTCCCCACGTAGTCGATGCCCATCATCTGCGGCACCGCAGTGGCCTCTCCAAGCGTCCACACGACGCCCGGGTCCTCGCCTTCCTTGTACACGCGGACCACGAAGCGCGGGGGCTCGGACAGCTCACGGATCGCCGTCTGGTAGCCCTGCTGGTTCCAGATTTGCGCTGGCGTGGGGCCAAACAGTGTCTGACCCACTTGCACGTTCGGAGGCGGCAACAGTATGATGCAGTTCTCCGGAACAAGCGGGATCGTGTGGCGTTCCTTGGTGCGCGGGTCCTCGACCATAACCTTCACGTCGTAGGTCACGAAGTCCGGCAGGTTCATCTGCCGCAGGAGCGTCTGCAGCTCGCCGTCCAGGACCGGCCGCGTGGTGCCAAAGGTCTGAGCCCCGGTGTCATCCAGCACACGACCGTGGATCCATTCCTTCGTCTCGTTCTCGTTCCACAGCAGCTCGCTCCAAGTGGCGCTCCGGCAGATCGCCCGCGTGGGACGAACACCTGATTCCTCAGCGATCGTGTCGCAGAGGGTGCGAAGGTCGGTCAGCGGTGTCGCGGCACCAAAGTTGCTCCAATCCGTTGAGGTTGTGAGCACGTTGACTGCTGGCCGCTGGTAGTCCAGCCGCACCTCCATCTCCGGAGTCCTGTACAGGACCTCGGCGTCAGCGAGTGCCTGCCAGCGAAGCCGCTCAACCCGCGCCGCGAGAGAAGCCACAACACGGTCCACGTCGTTGTACATACGCCGCACCGCATCCTTCATCTCGTTCGGAGCGCCGGAGCGCATCGCACGCTGGATTCGCTGGGCCTGCTTCACGTTGAGGTCGATCTTTTGCTTCATCGTGACCAGCTCACCGCTCACCTTGTCCATCTGCGAGACTCGGCTCGCAACAGGTGCCGGAGAACTGAAGTCCACGATCGAAGCCATGACCGGGATCTCACCGTGTCCCCGCAGGTACTCGAACTCCAGGTCATCGGTCCGCTCCGTTGGTAGCAGTGTAGGTCCAAGATACTGATTCCTGTGATGAACCTGCGTCAGCTTGGCTTCGACGTACCCGAGCAACCGCGGAGCGCGGAACTCTTTTAGGTTAAGTAGCTCTTCCATCGCTCCCCCCTAGTCCTTGATGTCGTAGTAGTCCGGGCCAAGCTCGCTCAGCGCCGGAGCTTCTACGAAGGTGATCTCACTCAGTTGCGTGGTGAGCTGATCATCGTTGTCGACGAAGGTCGCCATAGGTGTCTTGTCGTACGTGGTCCCTCCGGTGTACCCGGAGTCTGAGCCCGCAGGGAAGCTCGCGATGAACCTCTCCCCGTTGGGACCCTCCGGCCTCGGGATCTTGTTGAAATACGGCAGCGCGTGAATGTTCACCCGCGCCCAGTCGATGACTGCAACCTCCCCAGCCTTGTCCGTGACCTCAGCGTCAGAGAACGCCAAGAAGTCGGCGTCGCGCCCGCCTTCCAGGTTCTCCTCCATCTGCTCAACCATGGCCGCTGTGCTCTCCAGGTCGTACGGCTCCGCCCAGCACCGCGAGTTGAACTCGCTGGCGTCAGAGTGCGTGTTCAGCCAGTCACAGAGCTCCTGCACGTTCCGGTCACCCGGCGTCTCCAGATTGATCGTGAGCTTGCCATCCGAGTACAGCACCTCGTCCTGGCTTGCATCCACGACCTCGACCGACAGGTCGTTGCCCCATACGCCGGTCTTGAGCGCAGTGACCACGAACCACGTTTCTTCAGCCGATGCTTGCGTCACTCCAACGACGCACTGCGCTCGTTTCGCGGGAGCGTACATGCGTGGGCTGAGCTGCCCGACAGGTGTTCCGGCTTCAAGGATCTTGCGTGCTTTACCCGCGATGGTTTCCTCGCGGACCTCATCCGGGTCGATGGTCACGCCGCCCGTCTTGAGCCGAACAAAGTCGGAATCCAGCCAGCCGCGCCGCTTCACGTCCCACAGCGCTTCGGTCAGAATCCTGCTCATCTAAGCCTCCTCACTCTCTCCATCCAGGGGGCACGTAGCCCTCCTCTTCCTGTGAGCCCTGACCCGCCGCCCGCCTTCCTTCCTCAAAGTCGCGATCAGCCGCGCTGGGTTGGCCTTCCCCAGCACCGTCGCCGCCTCTGCCGATGTTCGTGGGCCTTCCGATTCCGCCGGGCCTGTCGGGTGCATGTGCCTGCCCGATCCTGCCCGCGTTCTTCAGCCCGCGAAGCACCTGCAGCTTGCTCACGGCCGGCAAGTCCTCTGGAAGCGCCGCCTCCACGATCCTGCGGTCCTCAGTGGTGAGCGCATCCAATTCCTGGTCCACGATCTCCTGAATCCTGGTCTCCAGTTCCTGAGCCCGTGTCTGCTCACTCTGCATCGCAGTCTTGAGCTGGCTCAGTTCCTGCTCGCGCTTCTGCAGACGCTGCTCGACGTCAGTGCCTTCCTCTTCCTTCATACGGTTCAGTTCCTCGATCTGTGTGTTCTTCTGCTGAATCTGGGTCTGCAGGTCTTGCAGTTTCTTGTCCCGCGTGCCAAGCGCCTTCGTGACCGCTTGATCAATTTGGGACCGAAGCTCCTTCTCCGTCAGGGTGATCGTGGCGTCTCCTCCGCCCTCACTTCCTTCGGGAGTCCCCTCCTGGTTCCCAGGCTGACCGCCTTGCGGCTGTTCCTGGTTCCCGTGCTGGTACTCCGATTGCCTCTGCATAAATGCCTCCTCTTGCCTCTGCTCAGGAACGACGCGAGAGAGGTGGGCGGGGGCCGTGAGCCTCTTTTCCGGGAGGTGACCACGACCCCCGACCGGCAACAGGCGAGAGAACGACGGCAAAGCGCCGTTCCTGGCAATCACATGCTAGGAGATCCCGCGCTGATCACAAAACTGTCCACAGCGGGGGACAGAAGTCCGTTGTCAAGGAAAAGTGACGTATGTCTGTTCCACAGGGACGCGAGGTCCGAAATGACTCTTCGGGGATGGGTGCGTAGTCCTTCTCAGCGTTGGCGAAAGGGTAAAAGTATAGGCGTAGTTTCTTTTCGGCGTAGAGTGTTTCAGATGCGGCCTGGCTCCTTCTCAAGCGTTTTACGGGCCACGTGCCACGCACTCTCCACGATCGGGTCCAGATTGCCCACGCGGGGGTCCCATGCGATCCCACGCCGGGCCTCCTCGATCACCGCAACCAGCTTTTCCGGATCCCCTTCTCGCCTCGGGCCGACGGACTCAGGGATCGGGTGCCCCGTGACCCTCCGGCACGCTTCGATCACCTCACGCACGCTGTACCCGCGGCCCGTCCCCACGTTGTACGCATACCTGTGCTCCCTGCGTCCAAGGGATTCCATCGCCGCCACGTTCGCCCGGGCCACGTCCGTCACGTGAACGTAGTCCCGCACCGCCGTGCCGTCCTTCGTGTAGTAGTCACCGCCATTGATCACGATTTCGGGCCGGATACCCAGCGCTACCTCCAGCACTCGTGGGATCAGGTTGCTGCCTTCCTGCCCCCAGTTGTACACTTTCCCTTCCAGATCGCAGCCGGCCACGTTGAAATACCTCAGCGACACGTGTTTGATCTCGTTCACGAGAGCGCAGTCCGCCAGGACGTACTCGAACATCAGCTTCGACCTCGCGTAGGGGTTGACCGGCATACGCGGGTGCCCTTCCCCTATCGGAAGCGTCTCCCGGTTCACCGTCTGCTGCGGGTATCCATAGACCGATGAGCTCGACGCGAACACGATCCGGTCGATCCCCCTCCTGCGCATGACCTCCAGCAAGTTGAGTGACCCCGACACGTTGTTCCAGTAGTACCAGGCCGGATCAGACTGCGAGTCCGGGATGTTCGTCAGCGCCGCTAGGTGGATCACGTCTCCGATGTGGTACGGCCGCAGTGCTTCCTTCACCTGATCTAGCTGGGTGAGGTCTGCCTGCACAATGCCCGGCCCGCCAACTCGATCCAACCCCACCACGCTGTACCCTTGCCGCGAGAGCTCCAACACCGTGTGCTGCCCGATGTACCCCGCCGCCCCAGTCACCAAGACCTTCATCTGCCTGTTGCCCATGCCTACCCCCTAGACTTCCGTCCACGAGAGCTGGTACAAAACGCTCTTCCCACATGCCGCGCATCTCTCTGCCAGGATGATCTTGCCAGCTCCCTCTCCAGTGTGCGCCGACGGATGGCCTACAGCTATCATCTCGCCAGTGCACGCACATCTCCTGCTCGGCTGTTTTCCGTGTCCTCCACCTGTTGCTACTGCCTCACGCCCGGCACGCTTCCTCACCGCGTGAGCCGTGCGCCCCAGGACCGCTGCCAGTAGTTCGGTCGGCAGGATCCCGTACCACGCTCTCAGCACCTGCGCTTCCCAGTCCGAGCAACGCTTGCCGTCCTGGTCAGCCATGGCCCTCCGTATCGCAAGCTCAACTTGGAGCGTCTGCTCGTTGAACTCACGTCCCCGTGCCTTCGCCTCACGGACCTCGCGGACAAGCTGCTTCAGGGTGTTCATCCCACGATCGCCTTACGCTGTTGCTCCGACATAGCTTCCCAAAGCTCGGGGCTCTCGATCCAAAACGGTGCCATCCATAGCTCCCAGCCCTCGGGCGGCTCGTGGTCCGGGTCACGTGTCACCCACCACTCCACGTACTTGTCAGCCTCAACCCATCGAGGATCTGCTTCAGGCTTGTACTTCCAGTATATCCAAGCGTTCTGCTTGCGCTGTGCCTCTCGCACTCTGGCTGGCGGCGCTCTCATCGGGTTAAGTCTCCTGCTAGTCTCGCGCATATTCCCTCCACCTCCGGCGGCAGGTCCCCTGCTTTATAGTACGGCGACGTGTACTTGGCGAACGCCTCTGCGAACATCTCATGGTGGTTCTGGCTTCCGTAAGTGCTTAGGTGGTCCCGGAAGAACTGGTCATCGTATATCGCACGGGGTCCAACCGCCTCTGTGCCAAACACCCTGTTCATCTCCTCCACGCTTACTCCTAGCTTCTTCGCGCCTCCACGCTCGATCGTTTCTTTCAACGCGTGACCGTACTCATGGCGGATTACTTTCTTCCGGAAGGCTGCCTCTGATACGAGTTCCTCATCGTAAGCTACCCAGAACGGCTTTACGTCCGGTGCCATCTCCGGCATACCCATCTCCCGCGCCATCTGTTGCGCCTTGTACACCTGATTCCTGGCCTCCATCTCTCCCGCTGCCAACTTCCTGAAGTGCGCCGCGTCGTTCCGAATGTGGATGTTTTTCGTTTTCGGGTCGTACATACCCATGTATCCGTGAGCACCGTCGTAGTGTATCTCGTTCACCTCCGCAAGGCGCATGCCCTCGATCCGCTCTAGCTCTTCCTTGCGCTCCCTCTACGCCTGGTCGACATTCAGCGGGTCCTCGGGCTCGGTCGTCTCGTCAACGATGTGCTCCTCTTCCCATGCCGCCGCGTACCTCATCTGAACGTCCTCATGCACGACCGGACTTCGGATGCACCTGCAGTGGGGGTGGATCGGAAGCTGCGGTGCCTCGCTTATCTTGGGTTCCGCCTCGTAGTACCAGACTTCCCCGTGCAACCCTTCGCATATCGGACACGTGTTCTCGTCCAGTAGCGCGGAGTGCTGCATCCCCCGATAGATGTTCTGGTTCTCGCGGCTGTGCTGCCGAACCGCTCTGTCGAACACCGCACCGCTGTGTTCCTCGACAGCACGCGTGAGCTGGCGGCTCGCGCGGCGTGAGTACAGCATCCGCATCCCGGTGATCGCCAGCCCCAGCTTTCCCTCGGTGCTCGGATCGCGGGTCTCCGCCTCTCGCCTGGTTACGCCCTCGTCGATCGCTTCCTGCAGTTCCTCCGACCACAGGTCCTCAACCTTGCGCTGAACGGCTCGCTCAGCCCGCTCGAACACGTTGGCTATCGCTGCGGCCGGCGCGACACCATGGATCGGAAGCTCTGCGTACTCGCTATGGGGCTCTTCCCTGTTGACGTCGACCACACCGCCAAGCAATCCGTCCACGACGTCGTTAATGTGGTCGTACTCTTGCTCGTACATGCGGCGGAGCTCCGGGGTCACGAGCTGCTCGATCTCTTCAGCGGCCCGCCTGCCCCGGCTTCGGATGGCCGCTAGGAGTGCCTCTGCCTCATCCAGCGAGTGCGAGAGGTCAATCTCGTGCAGCCGGTCGACAACCCATGCCGTGTGCTCTCTGAGTACTGCCTGCACCTTGCGGTCAAGGGCTCGTTGGTTCTTCTCAAACCGGACCCGCTCCTCCAACAGGCTGTGAAGGATCTTATCGTCAACCGTCTGTTTCTCGGCCACCCTTACGGGCAAGGATTACTCCTCTTCGCCTAGAAGCTGTCGCAGCCTCTGCTGGTCATCCTCGGGAGTGCCCCTGGCCTGAGCCTCTGCAAGGATCGTCTCCGTCTCCTCCGGCAACGTGACCACGTTCAGATTCTTCATGGAGTCGATCACGTGATGTGGGCTTAGGAGCTGCCTCGTGTACAGTTCGATGATCAACTTGGCCCGTGCCCGCTTGGTCTCCTCGTCCTCAAGGTCCAACGGCGGATAGCTGACCGTCACAGGCATTCGCTCTTTGTCGTACTGCACTTGCTGGGCCAGCGCCGCGCACTTGGACAGGAGCTCCGCGTACTGTTCCTCAAGGTCCTCGACCAGAGAGCTGATGTACTCGATCCCGTCGTGGCTCAATACGAGCAAAGCCCGGCCGCTCATCCCGCCGATGCCCGTACGCGCAGCGTCAAGCTGAGACTGTCCGAATCGCGGCATCACCCGCCCGATCTCGTACATATCCTGCAGGTAGCGCTCTTCCTCGTTCTCGTTGGCTTGCGCGTCCGTGTTCCACGAGAGCACCCGCAGCGAGTTCTCCTCATCGTGGCTGTAGCCGCCCGGCCGCAGGTCCACAACGTCCGGCGATGAGGTGCCCGCAAAGGCCGGCCAGCCCGACCACCTGTTGCAGGCGCGGAGCGTTGAGCTCGCCGCTGCCATCAGGATCTGCGGGTCTATGAGCTGCTCGATCACCGACTCGCCCCACAGCTTGTCATCACGCAGGTTCGTGGTCAGGTGCATCACAGGAATCCAACCAAGGTTGTGATCCCACTCCGCTACCAGCTCTTCATCCTCGTACCTCCGCATCACGTAGGCGTCGATGTACTCGCGGATCTCGTGGTGGTCGACAGCATCTCCGTAGCCTCTGCCCTCGGTACGGAAGCGGAACTCCCACGCAAGCACCTGCGTGTAGTCCTCGGGGTTCACGATCTTGTCGGCCCACTCCATGTTCATGCGGGACACGTAGACATTGCCATCATCATCGCGGGTGAGCTTGAGCACCACGTTGCCCTGCCGCTCCAGCATCCGGTTCCAGTTGCGCTTCGCCTTCCACAGGCTGTGCTCCCCGTCGAAGAACCGGCCCTTGATCCAGTCCGTGAGCCAGTTCATCGCCGCCTCGTTGTCCGGAATGTCCACGTCGAACCAGTTGGGGATCGACTCGGCCCGCTTGTTCACGATGCTCTTGATCTTGTTCCGCCAGACAAGCTGCTTCGTGTCGAACTTGTGGCCTTTCTTCACGATGCGTTCGGAGAACCTCTCCACAATCTCTTCGAGGTTCCGGTGGTTGACGCGGTAGTACAGGTCCCATTCCCGGACCATCTCCGCTATATCCGTGATCGAGCTCGCCCGGACGCCCTCCTCTGGTGCTAGGGTCTGCGTCTCCATTCTTCCCCCCTCAGCCTATGCCCTCCGGCGTTCGGCCCTTCCACTTGTCCGGCTGCATGGTGGTCTCCCACATGGAGCGGACATCTGCCGCACGCAGCCGTATCGTGCCACGCGAGTAGGTGATCTCCAGCATGGGTCCGAGGTCTCCCCCGCCGTTCTTAACGTACCTCAACCTCTTCACGTCACTGAACGTGCGCTGTGGGCCTTCCCACAGTTGGACGGTGAGCGTGTGCCGGTAACCCCTCGCCTTGCTCCACTTCCGCGCCAGTGCCGCCACTCTGCCAGTCATCTCATCCCCTCCACCACCATCATATACCTTACGGCGATACCTCGCCTCTCCCCCAGCCTATGTACTTCAGCCCGGCTTCCTTCACGTTGGTAGGGTTGAGGATGTTCCGCCCGTCCACAACGACTGGTTTGCGATCTGAGTCGTGCCTCAACCGGTTTAGCTCCTTCCAGTCTATCCCTGTGAACTCCGGCCAGTCCGTGAGAACCATGACCGCCTCCGCTCCCCGGAGTGCGCCTTGGATTCCTCCGACTTCTCGATCGAAGTAGGTGATGCGCGGTAGCTGCAATACATCCGCCGCTGACGTGACTGCCATGGGATCGTATGCCTGCACCCATGCGCCCAGCTCCACCAGCTTCCGTACCACGTCCACGGCCGGGGAGAACCGAGCGTCAGCTACTCCCGCCTTGAACGCGAGCCCCAGTACCGCGATGGTCCGCCCGTTCAGGCACCCCATGTGCTTGACCAGCTTGAGGATCGCCCGCTCACGCTGCCGGTCGTTCACCTTCCGGATCGCATACGTGATGTCCATGTCCAGAAAAAGCTGCTCTCCCTCCGTCAGGAAAGCGTGCGTGTCCTTCGGCAAGCAGGGACCGCCCCATCCAACGCCCGGCCGGTTGAACAGTTGTCCAATGCGAGGGTCCAGCCCAGCCGCATCCATCACCGTTTCTACGTCAGCACCCATGACCTCGCAGTACTCCGCCACCTCCTGCGCAAAGCTGATTCTCATGGCTTGGAACGTGTTGGCGACCTGCTTCATCACCTCGCAGTTCTCCCACGTCGTTTCCTGAACCGGAGGCACGACATAGCCTTTCGGCTTTAGCCCCTCGATCGGTTCGTCGAACGTCTGCCCCAGGACCCGCGAGTGGAACGCTCGGGAGAGCTCCGCGGCCACCAGGCCTTTCTGCCCAGGCCCCACGCCCACGAAGTACCGCATCGGATACAACACGTCCTGAAGAGCGTTTCCGGCGTCCGTGAAACACGGGTTCGCGACCACGTGAAACTCGGGGCTCTTGCCGTCTGCTTTCAGCGCATCGGCTACGAACGCGTCCAGAGCCCGCGCCGTGCCGACGTGCACCGTGCACTTGTCCAGGATCAGGTACTCTCGGCCGTCGATCATGCCCTCCGCGATCTCCTTCGCTGCCGCGTACACCTGGCTCATGTCCGACAAGCCCGACGGAAGCTCCGGAGTCCAGACCGCCAGCACGATTACCTCAGCGTCCCGTGATCTTAGCCGCGTATCCGTTGAGAAGAAGATAGACCCTTCCAGTTCCCCGCGCAGCCCTCGTTCGAGTAGCTCCGGCAGGCCCTTCTCGCTCACCGGACAAATGCCCTGCCTGAGCTGGTCTACCTTGCCACGGTCCTTGTCCACAACCACCACGTCATCTCCCATGTACGCGTGCGCCAGTCCGTATGTGAGCCCGACGTACCCAGCCCCTACAATCGCCACTCTCGCCATGCTGCCTCCTTATCCGATTCCTTCGACTTCGCCACGCTTCTGCCACTCATCCTTGATCTCCATCGCCCTCACCCGTTTCATCAGCCTCTGCATGAGCCCGGTGAAGGCGTCCACGCTGTCATCCTCTTCTCCGTCAGGGAACTCAACCAGCAAGTCCCTAAGCCCCAGGGCGCGTTGCGACAACATGACTCGCCCCTCCGCCACGTACGGCTGACACGCCCAAGCCATCCTGATCTTATCACGATCCCTCTGCGTTGGCCGAATGGGATAGAGCGTGGTCGCCATGAGGTGCTTCGCCAAGACAGACTGATAAGCCACGGCCTCCACGCCTATCTCATCCCACTCAAACTCGCGCTGTGTTCGCTTGATCTTCGCGATCTGTTCAGATAGGCCCGGCTTCCCGCGCCACCAGTACTCGATCACGATGTTCATGTCCTTCGTCACGAACGCCCCGACGCAGGCCGTGTAGTGCGTTTTGCCTCCCTCTTGGGACCCGTACCGCGTCGCCACCTTCTCCCTCTCTCCCGTCGCGAGGTCCCAGTAGCAAGCGGACGTGATCGCCGTCTGTTTCAGCCGCGCCACCTCGTGCGGGTCAATTATGATGAAATCATCAGCGTTGAATATCATGCCCGTCACGAGTACCGAGCTCGCGTCCTGCTGGTACTGCATGGAGAAGATGCTCGGACCCTGCTGACGCTTGATCCGCATCAGCAATTCATACGGGTACTCCTCCGGCCAGAGGACCGTTTGCGTGTCATCGTCTATGACCGCAACTGCTTTCCAGACAACGTAGCCGTCCTCCGTCTCCGCATCCTCTGAAATCGCCTCAAGCCGTCCGTACACATCATCGGGGTGCCACCTCGTTCCAATGATGTGCAGCTCCCCGTTTGGCATGAGCGTCGGCACCACCGTGCTCTGAAGCCAATCCCACACCACTTGCCGCTGTCCGGGGGTGCGCGAGTTCCAGAGGTCATGCAGGTCATCAGCGATGATCAGGTCAAAGTGCCACGTCGGGAGCGATCCCCCGACACCGAACGCTGTGATCGTTGGTTCCTTGGCTATGAGGTCACGCGGGATTCGTATCTGAACCGTTGTCCACTCATCCCCCTGCACCCAGTCCCCAAACAGGTAGCGGAACACGGGGTTCTTTTCCATGTGCTGCTTGATCTCGTCCAGGAACAGCTCCGCCTGCCGGCCGGTCTTGGACACGATCAGTATGCGCAGGTTGCGGTTGTTCACGAGCCGCCACAGCACGAACGCAGCGTTACAGATCGTACTCTTGCCGTGACCTCGGGGTGCGAGCAACAGCGTCTGCTGGTTCTCATCCTGATGGCGGAACCAATCTTCGTGGAAGTCCCTTAGCTGGTAGCCCAGCACGTCGGTGACGAAGATGCGCCAGTCGCTCAGCGCCGCTTTCACACAGCGCTGCCGAAACGCCTCCTCGGTCAGCTCATCTTGCTTGAGCTCTTCCCGGAGTCGTTCAGCTAGTGTTCCCGCCGCCGTTCCCGTTGCCGGACTCATCCCCTTCGTCGCCAGTGTCGCCTCCGGTGACCCTCTTCAGCAACCCTTCCAGACGCTCGTCGGGAATGGCGTCCAGTGCCTCTCCTGCATCAAGCGAGTGCCTTACATTCGCCTCCAACGTCTGCCTGTGAGGCGGCTCAAGCCCCTGGTACATGATCAGCTTTTCGATGCACTTCACAATCCTATCGACCGCGGATAGGTTAACGTACGGGTCCTGCGTCACGCTGAGCTCCGTGGCTATACGCAGAGCCCGCTCAAGCCGGCTGATCTGCAGGTCCAATTCTTCCTCTCCGTACTGCCGCCGCTCCTGTGCCGTTTTCTTCAGCCCACGCTGCACCGCTGCGTGCGCACCCCTCACGCTTATCCCCATGGCCTCAGCTATCTCTCGGAAGGTCAGCCCCGCCACACGAAGCCGGAGCGCTTCCTTCTCTCGCTGAAGTGCTCGCGCCTTCTTGCCGATGGTCTTGCGGTCCCTCCCCTGGGCCATGTTCCCCCCTATACGTTACCGCTTCTCCAAAGCAGTTCCCGGTGCGTTTTCCCGCCGGTTTCGCTTCCTGAGCATGGATTCTGATGCTTTGTGGTGGGTGCGAGAGTGCTTCGTATTCCTGCCTGCCGTTCCCCATGGGGGGCGGTATGTCCGCCCCCTGGGGTTCTAACGTGTCCGGGCATTAGAGCATCGGCCCCTCTGTGCGGGACCTCTTCTCACCGTTGCCGTTGTTCTCCTTTTTCTTGGCGAGCGGCTTGATCTTGAGCTTGAGGCCGTCCTCTTCCATGCGGTCCAGGTAGTGCGCTGCCGCCGCCTTCCCAAGCCGCTCCGTGTCGGTTCTCTCCGGATCAGCGTACACCACGACGTTCTGCTTGTAGAACGTGGGCACCGCAGCATCCCCCCAAAGCAGATGCCGCACCACGTCGAACGCGATCATCCCATGGCTCTTGAACAGTCCCGCCCAGTACGACTGCCACTGCGTGTTGACGTGCCTGTCCCCTTTCTGTCCTGGGATCGCTGCGGAGAACAACACGACAGGGGCTGCTTCGGCCAGCATTCGGATGAGATTCTCGCCGGCCCTTCGCTTCAGGTGCTCCGCCACCTCCAGACACATCACCATTTCCGCTTTCATCCCCAGCTCTTCTTCTTTCTCAAGGTCGATCTTGCACCACATATGCCGGGGGAAAAGCAGGTCCTCGGGCTTCATCCAGCTCCCGTCCATGCCGGTCACCTTCTCAATCCCACTGTCCAGTAGAACTTTCGTCCAGACGCCCGCACCACACCCCACGTCGATAGCGGAGCGGATCGGCCACACCAAAGGCAGGACTATGCGCAGCGTCTCCCGGGCGGCATGTTCCCTGCGGGCGTTGTACATATCGGCGTAGTACTTGCGGGTGTAGACCTGCTCCCTGCTCTGACTGTTCATCTGCTCTGCTCTCCCTTTTTTGATCTACGTGAAGGCGTCCGTAGTGGTCCCCGCGCTCGGTACAAGGGTAAAGGGTAGGGGTGCCGGATGAGGGGATCGCACCCTCCGGTGACCTGCTTTCCAGCACCCCTCCCCATCTCAGCCTCCTAGAACACTTGCATGTGCTCTTCAGCCAGCTCCAGCACGTTGTCCGGAAGCTGCGTCACCGGCCCGAGCTCGATCAGTTCGTAATCGTATTGCCCTTCGCCAAGGCTTCTCTCAGCTCCGTACCCGTGCACCCCACCATACAGGAGCACCATGTCCAAGTGCTCCTTCGTCACGTGCGGGTTGCGCAGGATACCCACGATGCTCCAGAGCTCCGCCTCCTCTATGTACATGGATCGCTTGAGCGCCGACCTCGGACCCATGGGCGTGATCACATGGATCGGCCTCTCCTGCCAGCCGTCAGGACGGTTCGTGGGTTCGCCATCCTTGATGATCGGCACCCAGTACGGCTTGACATAGATGAAGTTTGCCAGCTTACTCCGGAACACCGGGACCTTGACCTGCTTCGCCTGGTACAACTGCCGGGCGCAGTCCTTCAGGTGAGCCTTGATCGTTCCCGCCCTCACCACGAGCCGCCCTTGCTTGTCCATCTGGAACCCGCTCGACACGCGCTTCATGTCCGCGGTGTCCTCGCGTGTGGAGGATGTCTCCTCCTCGATCTCCTCAGCGTCCTTCGCCCAGTAGATGCTTCCCTTGACCTCGGACTCTATGTCGGGTAGAGCTCGCGCTCCCTCTGGTGCTTTCTCAGGGGCGCGTGATTCGAGCCACTTGGAGACCACATCCTCTTCCATCGGCACGGAACCTATGATCCTCCCCTCGAAGCGCATCCGTAGCAGATACGCATCCCAGGTGATGCCTTCCGTCTGTTTCTCTGCCTTCGTTGCCATCCTGCCTCCTCTCGCCTGTTACCTTCCGCTTTCGCGGCCCGACTACTTTGCGTCGCGGGACAGTTCAGCCCGGCACGCTTCTCGCCTTCCTTGCGTCTCTCTTCGCATCACACCACTCGGCTTCTCGCCTCCGCTTCACTTCGGCTCGCAACTGCTCGCATCTCGGTTTCGTCGCAGCCCAGTACTCTTCGTACCTCTTCGCCCTACCGATTCGAGTCATCACTCGCTCCGCTGCGTTGCAATTCGTGACAAGTCGTCACTCGCCTTCGAGCCAAGTGCTTTGCGTCTCGAACCTCGGTCCCGATCAAAGCCGTTACGTTTCGGTCCTCGCTTCCGATGCAGTGCTCCGCATTGGGTTCCGATCCTCGGTTCAGTTCCACTCGGACCGCCGCTGTACATATCGCTACTCGCCTCCAATCCGGTACTGTACGACGCGTTTCTCGCGTTCTCGCCACGACAAGGCACAACGCTTCGCTTCTCGCGTTCTCGACAGAACAACCCGTGTCGCATCTCGCCTACAGTCCGGTTCAGTACAAGCCGCCTCTCGGGTCCTAGACGGGACGTGCCGAGCCGCAACTCGGTTCCTTCTCGGTACACATCGTCCCTCGGTTCCACACCATCCCATGCCGATGCAAAGCACATCGCTTCTCTCCTTCAGCGCATTACCAGGCACCGCACACCGAATCTCGCCTCCGCAACAGTTCTCAACGCTTCACTTCTCGCCTTCGTACCTTCCCGGTTCACTACGCGCCTCGTCTCCTGTGTTCTCTTCTCCGTAGCACAACTCTCGCGTCTCGTATCTTCCTCTCCGTTAACCCGAGATGAATGGCAAGCCAGCGGTCGGTGCTCCTCCAGAACTTGCGGATGAAGCGCAGCCGCGTGTCGCTCATCTCGTCGATCACCGCGCACGCGTGCGAGTACCGCTTTTCCTGCCAAGCGATCTTCACGTACTCGGGGTCCTCGTCGAACCTCCGGGCCAGGCGTTCCACCTCTCCTGGCTTTGGATCTCTGGCCTTTGCCCTCCTCTGCACTTCCTCCAGCAACGCCGTGTTCGCTAGGCTTATGCCTGAAGCCATCCACCACCTCCAAGGAAAGTAGCGAAGGGGACACCCCCCACACGCATCGCAGCAAGCCTCAGCTTTTCTCGCTCAGCTTTGGTCAGCATCGGCACTCGCCTGCTTTTTCTTCGTTGCCGTACGCGCCATCCGCGATGCCAGTGAGTCTATCTGCCGCATGAGCTCCAGTACGACTTCCGGTCCAACCTCAAGCGCTCCCGTGGGAAGCGGCAGGCATCCCACGTCCTTCAGCTTCTGAAGCTCCGCGTTCGTGAGCTCCGGGTACATCTGCCTCACCCAGGGCTCGTTACGCTCCCATGCCAGGTCAAACTGCTTCGCTTTGTCCATCGCCATCTCCTCGCCCCTTCCGTCGACGTTCGATCGTTTCGTTGATCAACACCGCCCAGGTCTCAGGCTCGTGCCGCAGCATCTCCGGCGTCAGCCTGAATACAAGCCACCCCATCCATGCGGCCGTGTTGAGCTTCACGCAGTCCTCTTGGAATCCCTTGGGCCGAAGGTGCCTGCCAGGCTTGTTCTCGCCTTTCTTGGGCCATAGCCCGCCGTCAATCTCAACCGCAACCTTCGCGTCGGGCCAGGCAAAGTCCAGTCTCCACTGCCGGCCCACCCTTTCTCTGGCAAAGCGGTGCTGGCGTTCGTAGGGTGGAAGGTCCATGACACGGGCGATATACGCAAACTCCGCTTCATAGTCCGCCTGTTTCTTGCTTGCCTTCGCCACCACCGGCCTCCCGGTCCATCTTAGTCCCACTGCGACCTCCCGCGCAAGTAGGGGACCGACCTACGCGGATCTCCCGTGATCTTGAGCAACCGCTTCTCGCAGGTCGCCCGGTGCTGTATCCGTTCCTGCCGCTTCAGCTCCTCTTCCAGAGACTGCGGCGGGTCAATGTCTTTTTTCCTGTCCTCTGCTATCTTCATCAGGAACCG